GTGGAATCAGTCTCAGGAAAAAGACTACCCCGTCTCATTCGCTCCATGATGAACTCATCTGGGAGCTTATCTCTTTTAGAAAAGTTACACTTTCGGCAGGCAGCGCATAAGTTGTCGTCTATGTCTAGGCCGCCCTTAGCCACTGGGACGATGTGATCGACTGTGTCTGCATCCATGCCGCACCAATAGCATTCATATCCATCACGCATCAGGATCCTCAACCGGATCTTCTTCCACTGTGCGCTGTTGCTCTTACGCTGTGAGTGCAGGCTCATCAGTACCATCCTTTGCGCTCATGGAATGCCCATGCCTTGCATGGCGTTTGGTAACGATTTGTGATGTATTTGATGGTCTGATCAATCTGACGATATGGATCAAGATTGCGATACCACTGGGATCTCATCTGACCTAGCCCAAAGTGTGAGCCATTGCGAGCCTGTGGATTCCATCGAGATTCTTTGTGAATGATCTTTGCAAAGCAATTGAATTGCTTCCAATCAATGATCCTTGAATGAGCATAGAGACGATATTGATCAGCTTGTGTTGCAGCGTGTACGGGTTGCATGTTTATCACCGAGAGGCCTATCCATAGGCATAGCGCACCCAATAGCACAATGCGCCTTAGCGAGCTACACGGCTTCAGCCGCTCGCTTTCAGCGATTGAGCGTACCGACGATGTCAAGGATGAGTCAATTATGTGGATAAGTTGAGCGCGCTTTGGGTGTGTCGTCCACAGGTTATCCACAGGAATCATTGCTCATCACATTTCTTATTTTTCATAAACAGAACCCAATGAGTGCCCATCCTTTTACCGGATGGATGACCTAACACTGGCTTTTGATCAGTCAATGACAGAATCTCTGGCAATCCAATTGATACTTCATTCCACTTGAAGATCAATGTTCCATCCACTTTTAGCACGCGAAAACACTCAGCAAAGCCCAGCGCGATGTCTTCACGCCAAGTCTGTGAATCAAGCACCCCGTACTTTTTTCTCATCCATGACTTTTCAGACAATCTAAGCATGTGCGGCGGATCAAATACCACGCATGCAAATGATTCATCTGGATATGGAATGTTGCGAAAGTCCATGACCTCATCCGGCTTGATTTTGATCGTTTGGCCATTTGTAAGCAAATGCGTTTCATCCTCACGGATGTCACCAAATATCACGCGCTCATCAGTTTTATTGAAATAAAATGATCTCATCGATGATGCTGGATCCAATATCTTTTTCATTTACCTCCACCCCAGCCACGACCCTTGAAATGCACCGGATTGGCACTGTAGATCCTAGCCATCGGAATTGTGCAGCCGTCACAGTAAGGTGCTCGATCGAGCTCATCAGTGAATGGCCTTTTGACAGTCTTGACTTTGCTGCAGACTTCGCATCGGTAGTCATATTCAGGCATGTGCATCGCTCCTAGCCATGACGCCCATGACGCCACATCCCAAGCATTGCACAAGCACCATGCCATCACCAAGCTTCACTTCGTCCATCTTGACGCCGTGATTGGTGATCTTCTTTTCGACCCTACATTGAAAGCGCAGCATCTCCATGACTGGATCTCCTTAAATTCTCGATGGGATGTAAGTTGTATTGCTCGACCCAAAATGATGGATTGTCTCGACGCTTCCAGCGTTTATCTTTGGCGATCGATACCGGTATCCATCCTCTGATCTCATAGACAGGCGATTTGCCCGTGACAAGTACAGCGATGTCAGAATTGCGATCAGTCTCACCAATAATTAGCGCGCCTGAGTCGTACTTTGTCCATTTGACTTCAATCCTTGATCCGACATCAGCTTGTGTCTTGAATGTGTTCACGGTTGGCTTGAAATCCTTATTCCCAAAATATCGAGCCACCACAATCTCAGCGCAGATCGATTCAGCCAATTGGCAGACATATTCATGAAATGACAAATTCTTGTCGTACCTCGATGAATGATCCGGACGGCCATTGATCTCTTTGATTCGCAGCAAAGCAATCTCGATCGATTCAATCATGTCATCGAATGACACTTTCATCTTCATTTACACAGTTCGCAGTACCACAGCTCAGGCGATCCCATGACTGTGTCATATCGACCGCCATCAAATCGCTTAAACATCTCGCATCGATCGCACCATTCAATCTTTGGTGGATCGACTTGATCTTTGGTGACTGTGCCATCCTGCATGAATCGTGTTCGCTCGCCAGTGGCGATCTTGATCATCTCCATGTCAGCCATCAGCTTTGCACCTTCCATTTGCCGTCTGATCCGAGTGTGTACCAAATCGCCGGACATTGATTGGCCTTGACCTTTTCTGGGCATACATGTCCACGATAATCTTTGCCCGTTTTTGGGCTGGATCCTGATTTAAGAATCATGTGACCATGCTTGCACTGTGGAGCTTCTGCAATAAGCTCTCCACCAAGTTGATTGACGATCTCAGCTATGCCTGTTGCAGCTGTAGCAAATCCATCCTCAGCAAATGGCTTTGACCACGGATCTTCCTCGATCTTGTCCACAAATGCCTTTGGCATGGTCTCGACTTGCTCCATGTTTTGCTTTGTCGGCCTTGTCTCAGATCCGAGCAATAGGCCTGCACAGCGTCCAATCGCTGATGTGACGGTATCTTCGACGAACCAGCGTTTCATGCTGGGATTGTAAGATTCGACCCGTCCAAATGCGTAATCGATGGCCGATGGCTTTTCATCTTCATATTCACGATAAATCCGGCATTCGACAAGGATGTATCCAGCTTGTGCATTGAAATCGATGATCGATGTCTCCACGCGATTTGACGGGAATGTGCTGTGCAGTCTTTTGATGCGTGCAGCCACATCCTCATATCCATCCAAGAATCCGGCCATTATCGCTGACGCTCAATCTGCTTACCGATAAAGATTCCAGATTCGCGACCTTGTTCGTAGCCTACTGATTTGCCATCTCGGTATCCCATTGAATAAAAGATTGTGGCGCAGGCTAGTTGGAAAAGTAATCCAAAGCCGATGATTTGTTCAATTGACATTTATTGCTCCCGTTTCTGTTAGGGGAGCAAGCCCTGCATTTCGCCTGACCCGTGGCAAGGCTCACTCCCATGTAAGAGCATGAACCAATCGGCTGACAAGGTCAAGAATCCTGCGTGTTTTTCGGCGTGTCATCGATGGATTTTGGCTTGTCTTTCAATCCATTTGATGCCAGTACTGAACCCAATGCCCCAGTCAGAAATATCGTCAGCGTCGAAAGTAGCTCGATAAAGGCTCGATCATTGGGAGCTTGATCTCCAAGTGGCTGAGTCACAAAGATCAATGCGTACAGCATCCCAGCGACAGAAAATGCAAATGTGAGAGCTAGGCAGACGCCAATGAATACTATGAGCCGAGCTTTGAGCTGCTCATTGGTCATCCTGCGTTGATGTGACGGCACGCGGATCCTCTCCAAATATGTCCTCAGTACAGATTCCCGTAGCCTTACACTGCGGCGGATTACACTCAGGCTTTTCCCAGTTGTCGAATTCTTGGCACTCATATCGTGTCCATCCTTGATAAGCACATGACGACAGCCCTAGCGAAAGCGATAACCCTAGAGCTGCCGTCAGTACCTTCCGAGTCACTTCCCCAATAACCCGAAAGCCTGATCCTTTGGATTTAACCATCGCAGGATCACCGGTGCGACAGCGGCTGCCCCAGCCATTGCCAATGTCTTTGGATCTGTCTCGCCTGCCATGTACAACGCCAGCGCAGCTGCAAGAAATGATCGACCCCATGAGGCTGCTAGGGCTTTGGCTTGTTCCATTTGGTTTTCTCCTTCTTTGGTTTATCTGCCGTTTTTGGCATTTCAACACTAGGAAATTCTCCCTTGTAAGGTGTGAATTTGGGAATACCAAAACCTACAATTTCCTTGCCTTCACCAAATCCCCGGACTTTGATCATCACCATTCCACCATTGCGCTGGTCGCCCGTGCCGCTGGTGTTGCCTTCGATCGTCAAACATGTCTTATTGTCAATTAATCCAACAACAATTCCAATGTGAGAAATGCGATCAACACCGTCATGTGGAAAATCCATGAATGCTAAATATCCCAATTGAGGAATGTTCGACCAGCGGTTTATTTCCTTAAATTTATGGGCGCCAACTGCAGTGCTGACGACTGAATGAATTTTGACGCCAGCCTGATCTGCGCACCAATTGACGAAAGAACCGCACCAGGGCAAACCGTCAGCCTTAGTAAATTTGCCGTATTTGGTCAGGTTGTCACCTTCTTCGACGGTGCCAACTTCGGCTGCGGCAACCGCGATCAACTTGGCATTTGTGCCTTCTGGGTAATTCATGAAAGTAACAACGCCGCTTCGTCGTCAGTTATGCCTAGGCGTTCAAGCAGTGCGGCTTTTGCTATTGCTTTGTCAGCAAGTGCCTGATCTTGTGCAATTTTTTCTGCTTCACGGGCTTCAATTGCTGCTACTTCTTCAGGAGTTGCATCTCTAACTAGATCATCGATCTGGATTTTATATGTCATTTTTATCCCCTTATGAGTTCTGATAGCCATAGACGCGAATTGTTCCACCCGTCACGGTGCCTGTATCTACGGTTAATGTAAATGCCGTGTACTGCGTTGAATTGTCCAAGTATCCGTTGTAATGTGCTTGAACACCGCTTGTGTTAGGTTGGATCATGTCTGAACTGAAAACTGTTCGTTTTGCTAAATTTGGACTTTGAATATGGCAATGTGCGCTTTCGGAATCTGTACTTCCATAACCCATTGTGAAATATGTGCCATTGCTTGACCCAAATCCATTGACTGTACTATTCCAGCCCATGTACACGCCTGACCAGTAATACCCAGTTGCAGTTGCGCCTAAAGTTAATCGCAAATTGTTATTGCCCGTTCCTGCTCCACCTGCGACTGTGATTAAATAATTATCATAAGTCGAACTAAATGCGTCTGTAACTGTTACTGAAGATACGGCTGAACCGATTGTCTGAGATTTAACTAAGGTTAATCCACCGCTGTTGGCTGGTGTTGCCCATTTCATGCCAGTTGCCTCAGCTGAATCGGCTGTGAGCACTTGACCATTTGTGCCGATGCTACGACGAGCAATTGTGTTGTCACCTGTTCCAGCAAGCAAATCACCCTTTGCATCGATGGTGCTGATGGTCGGTGTCGTCAATGCTGGCGATGTCAATGTCTTGTTGGTGAGTGTTTGTGTGCCAGTAAGCGTCGCCACAGTTGAATCGATCGCCAGACTTACATCACCGGATGTGCCGCCGCCTGTGAGTCCAGTGCCAGCTGTGATCGCCGTGATGTCACCGATCTGTGGTGTCACCCATGTGTAGTCCAAATCAGTGTTCGATGCCTTTGTTAGCATCTGTCCAGATGTGCCGCCTTTAAGATCGACGAATGATGTGTCAATGGAATTGCCCAGCGTGCGCATTGCCGCTGCGCCATCCTTGACCAGATCCGTGTCGTCTGGCGTCTCCCAGCCAAAGTTTGTTGTCGTTGCCATTTATGCCACCGCTCCTGTTGCTTGTTCCCATGTGAGTGTATTGCTCAGTGTGTTCCACTGTTCAGCTGCATTCACTTGCTCCCAGTTTACAGCGACAAGTGAAAATTCGATTGGAGACATGTTGATTGTCAAAAGAATTGAATTGAGCGACACGCTCCATGTAAAGCCTTCGACAAATCCTTGAAATTGGCCGCCGTTGATGTTTAGAGGCAGGTCAGTCAAGCTGATTGGCATCCCCATGAAGATGCCCAAAAGCGCATCGCGCTGCTCATCTGAAAGCTCAGGCGATGTGATTGGGAATGTAATTGACTCAAATTTAGCTCGCGGATATGACCTCAGAGCCAAATATCGATTGGCCTGAGATGTGGCATCGGCGTGATCGTGCAATGTTGTCGTGATCGATTGCCCAAGCTTGCCAAATAAAGCAATGGAATCTAGATCCTCAACTTCTTCTGTGCCAGCGCGCCACTTGAGAGCGATAACATTGCGGACATCGCCTGACTGAGTGATTGTGCGGATGCCAGCTGAAAGCCCTTGATTGGCTGAAATTGTCGTGTAGCCATTGTTAGCCAAATAATCTTGTCGATGTGTAGCCCCTGCATAATTGATCAGACCATCGGCTGATTCGTAAAGATACCCAAAGCCCGAGACTGCCAAAGCTGATGCCAGCGAATAGACATCGGTGACTTCGGATGTGCGAGCTTCTAGCTCATAGATTCCAAAATCGATTTCGCCGAGTCCGGTATTTTCAGCCATCGTCCATGTGGTTGTCGCTGGATAGGTTGCCCATGTGTACGCTGGCGGCACTTCAAGCCAGTTATTGACCAGCAAATCAGTCAGAATTGATGCAATCTGTACGCCATCCAAATCCTTTGCCAATACGCCGTCAGTCAGTGCCTTTGGCAATCGAGCAAGCGCGCCGAGAGCTGTCATCGATGCAGCTGTGGCCATTCCTGCGACGCCAGCGGCAACGACTTCGAGTGTGATGTCAGTGATGTTGCCGCCAAAGATGGTCACATAAGTACCTGTTGAATCTTTGAGCTGTAGCGTCATGCCTTGATTGACTTGAAAATCAAATACGGAATTGTCAAGATTGATGATAGTGAGCGAGCAATATCCGGCAACGGGCTGAGAATAAATGTCAGTGCGACCTGATGTGATCGATACGCCTGAAAGCGTCACATTGGTGTATATCGTGCCACCTATCGTGACGCGCCATTCAGGATTGAAATTGCTCATGAATAGCTGAACTGTCCTGCGCCCAATGTGCCGCGTGAGGTTGATCTATTGAGTACATCGATGATAGTGCGCGCTGTACCTTCGGCATCGATCGCGCCATTGACTGTCAGATTGATGGTATTTCCTCGACCGCCTGAGCCGCCATTTGGAATGATCTTGCCTGATGTATTTGGCACAAATAATTCTGGGCCGCGCTCGCCTACGACATAAGATGTACCACGTGAGACTGGGCCACCATTGGCTCGACCACCGCCAAAGATATTGTCGATCGCACCGCCGACTGCCTGTGTCACTGGATTATTCTTGATGAAATTGACGATGTTCTTGATTGCATTGAATGCGCTATTGACGACATTGACAAGGTTGGAAAATAGACCAATGACAAAGCTGATGGCAGTGCCAAGTGTGTCAAATGCTCTGCCGAGGATTGTGCCAATTACCGGAGCGACCACATCTCGAATCACTTTGGCAATGACTTCGAGCAAAGCTTTCAGTGGCTTGAGCTTTGACTCATTCTCAGCGATCTTGGCTGTGACCTTCTCAAATGCAGATCGCAGACCATCGATGATTGGTGTGAGCACACTGCCGATGGCTGGAATGACATATTCCGTGATAAAAGACCAAATGGCTGTGAATGTCGGGATGACATAATTTTGGATGTAATCTCGCAAAGCGATGAAGATTGGCGTGAGCTTTGGCCCAAGCTCCTCAGCCAATTTCTGCACAGCTGGGATGACTGAATTGACAAAGCCTGAGACCATCGGCGTAATGGCATCGAGTACGAAAGATCCGACGCTTTCTTTGCCTTCATCAAATGCGACTTGGAGCCGCTGCATCTTGCCTTGAAATGTGTCAGCCTGTTGGGATGCTTGACCGCCAAATGTGGCAGCAAGTTGAGCCGTGATTTCTTCCATTGACATCGTCTTGAGCTGCGCGGCAGTAAGTCCGACGCCTAATTTGGCCAGTGATCCGGCATTGCCTTCGGCCGCCTTGCTCATAGCATTTGTTACAGCTTCGAGAGATTTACCGGATCCAGCGGCGACATCGATGGCGACGGCCTGCAATTTGAGAGCTTGATCTGCATCCTTTGTGGCTCGCACAAATCGCTCAAAACTTGGACGCAATTCATCGTCAGTCAGACCAGTCAGCAACGATGTCTTGGTGATCTGTGATTCTACAGCTGCAATCTGAGCATTGGTCGCGCCAGTTACATTCTCCAGAGTGGTGGCGAGCTTGGCCTGTGCAGCTTCATCAGCGATTGCAGATTTGACGCCATCGACCAGCAATTTGCCAGCGTAGGCAGCGGCAGCGACGCCAGCTGCAGCAAATGCCGCGCCTGCCATCTTGCCAAATTTTGCAACCCTGTCGCCAAAGCCCTGTACTTCATTTGATGCACCATTGACGCCTTTGCGTAAGCCATCGAGATCGGCGTCAAAAGTTATCTTGACCTTTGGAATCGCCATTAGTCCATCCCTGCCTTCTTGACTACATCCTGCACCATCTGTGCATATTCTCTTGCAATGATAGGCAAATAATAATCCATTGCAGGATTGATCCAGTATCCCGACTTGTTATATGGAGCCTTGAATCTGTCAGAGTAAGCGCGACCGCGTCGATCGACGCCGCGATGTGATCCGTATTCAGATCCCCAAAGCAATGCGCCTGCAACCGCTTGACCTTGCTTGACGACTTTACCGCCTGCGCGCTTTTCGCCGCCGTATTTGCGACCGACTTTCTTTGTACCACCGACATCGACGCGAATCAATCGATCGCGCTTGGCGACCAATGACTCAGCAACCTTGACCGCTACTGGCGTCCTCGATGCTTGTGCGAACATAAGCAATTGTCCGGCGAATCTTTGTGACAGTGGCAATGCTCGATCGCGGATCTCTTGCTGAGATTCGGCAGGCAATGAGCCGAGCAATCTGATCAAATTTCGGAATTCGACAGGCTCGACCGTGATGGCCATCGTTCCTTTGCCTGCTTTAGCCATTCCGCTTCTCCAGAATCTCGATCGCTGTGTATATCTGCTCCGCCGTTTGCCATTCGCTCATCGGGATTTGCGTGGCAATTGCCAGCTCCACGATGGTGCGATTTAGGCTTCCGACGGCGTAGCTTTTGGGTTTTCAGGCTCCTCAGTCGTAATGTCCGAGACTGTCTCGATCCATGCTTCATAAGGCTTGACAGGCTTGCCAGCTGCTTCACGCTTCATGGCGTGATATGCCAAGAAAAGTAGATCAGAGATTCCGATCTTGTCTGCAGCTTGTGTGATGGTGTGGCCTGTCTTGTTTTCCCATTTGCACCACTCAGGCGGAGCTGCCACATAAGTGGCAACCTCGCCCGATGTGTATTCAATTGTGATTTTTGTTTTCATGCTCCCGATCTCCTTTTTAGCTAAATGTCTCGGTAGGTGTACCGACTACTTGAAATGATAGTGACACAGTCTGTGCATCCGGTGCTGAACCGCCGACAGATGGGAACACTGGCAAGACATTGCAAGTGAATACGGCTCCAGTTGCAGCTGTGAGTGATGCTGCCAATGTTGTGTTTGGTGCAGATTCGCATGCTGTCCAGAGTGATTCGCACAGTGATCCTGTTGCGCCCCAGTCTGCAAGCATTTCGATCTCAAGTGTCCAAGAATCATCAATCGCCTTGTATGCGCGGCCGTCGAGTGTCTGATATGTCTCGATGGTGTGCTCATTTGTAAGCGTGACTGATGTTGCTTGTGCATCGTAGTTGACAGTCGCGATCGTCAATACTAGATCGCGTCCGGTGATGACGGTCGTTGGCATAGCTTGTCTCCTAGTTTGTTTGTGTGTATTGAGTGGATATTTCAATCTCGCAAGCGAGAATGTCGGACGCTCCGATTGAAATTGGCGTTGGATTAGACACAGAGCCGACTGTGTAACCTGACGGAATAACCGCCAGAATGCTCATGACTAGCTGCTCGATGTTGTCGAGCGCGGCGGCATTTGAGTACATTGCAACGCCGACAGTGATGACAAGATTGACTTTGACACGGGTTGATGTGCCGATGAGATTGGCTTCGAGATACGGCGATGCTGGCACGACTGCAGCAAATGGCACAATCGGCGATTCAGGCACTGAGTCATAGGTATTCGCTGCGACGCCTGCGATTGCTGTCTTGATTGCGCCTCGGACATTTGTGGCAATGGTTGATGCAGGCATCAGCTCACCATCGATCGAGTATCGACCAAATCGCCTAAGAGCCCTATGCACCTGTTTGTAAGACTGCGGCCCATCCTGAATGGCGTCGGGCTAAAGTCCACGCCTTCGATCTGACCGCCTGCAGCTGTGCGGCTTTGGAATACTTCGACCGCGACTGCAAGGATTGCGCTTTCGACATTTGGGTTGCCGATGTAATAAGTGGCCGCGCCGTAGCCGGATAAGGTTGCAGTGCCGTTCGGAATGATCTGACGGATCGAGACATCTGCATTTGTAAGCGCGGCCGTGAAATAAAGATCCTCAGCCTTTGTGACTGTAAATGTTGCAGTGAATGGCGCAGGCATCTTTGTGACGACGACTGATTGGCCGACTGCAAAAGTGTGTGGCTCCCGTGTGTAGAAATAAGCGACATTGCTGGCCAATTTGTACTCAGTAATGGCTGTGGTGTTCTGCGTAAGAATTGGCAGGATCACGCCTTCGGCCGTGTCAATGATGTCGTCTAAATAGGCGTCATTGTAGAGAGATGAGCTCACGCCAAGAATTGATCTCAGCTGTGAGGCTGTAACGATTGCTGACATGAGCTCATCCCTTCTACTGCTCGGCCACCTCGGGAGCGAAATGGCCGATGTTTAATTGGTCGAAATTACTGCTTGTTATTCTTGAACGCTCCTGAGCCAATTTTCGTGGCGATGGCTCCATAGCCATACATCATGATTGAGATTTGTCCGGTTGCGATTACATCTGCACGCAACTGGAATGTTGGTGACTCATACCATGTGTAGGCATCTGGATTGACGATCAAGATTGATCCATCTGTGTCTGTTGTCGCAGCTGTGTTTGCTGTTACATAGAGATCAAGTCCAGCAATATTTCCGCGGACTGAATCTGGACGAACTACGCCGCCAGCGTTTGATGGCTGTGATGCGTTATAAATTGGACGTCCGCTGTCGTTTAGTGACATCGCGTTTGACCATTGGGATGTATTCATGATGATATTGCGAGCAAAGCCTTGTGTGCCTGCATAAACTGATGCAGCACCGCGAGCAATGATGCCAAGCAATTCGGCAGCTGTTGGATATGTTGTGGTGGTTGTCGCATCAGCTGATGCGCCAGCAATCAATGCTGCATTCACTGCAGTATCAGTCACCTTTGCATATTGTGCAGCCATGTTGCGCATCAATTCATCAACGAATAGTGGTGATGAGCGATCAAAAAGCTCAACGGAGAATGTCTGAGATCCGCTGTACTTCTTAACACTCACGCTTAAAAATTCTGAGTTTTGATCGACATCTGCAACTGTGCCGCCTTCGGCTTCTTCAGTTACTGATGGGAGCTGTGTGATCTTTGGAATCTCAAAGGACATGCCAGCGTCAGGCAGGGTCCCGCGGCTGACGGCATCGATGTTGCTTCTTGTCGCGTTAGCGAGTCCGTTGATCACGGTTGTGAGCTGGCGTGTTGGTACGAGACCAGCGTTGTCTGTTGTATCTGCTGCAGCTGCGACATATGCGCGAGCTTCTTCAGATCCCATTGCTGCCTTGATTGTCATCTCAAGCTGCTTTGTAGCTGAGAAATCTAAGCGTGGCTTTGCTGTGAATACGCCAGTGGTGCTGGCGGCTGTGACTGACTGTGCGGCTTCAACCGTCTCTGTAACGGCTGCCGCGTCTGTGACGGTGTTTTCCACTTCGTCTCCTTCTGTTGTTGGTGTTGGTGTTGCATCCTCATCCGGTGTGGATTCGGAATCTTCATCGCCTTCTGTCGCTGCGACTTCTGCAACGCGAGCTGATCGCACTGCAGGCTCTGAGACAAGCGCAACGCCTGTGAGCTCAGCCTTCAAGACTTTCATGTAGCCTTTTTCTTGGACATAATCATCGACGGCAAGCTCTACGCTAAATCCATCACGCAATCCATCCATCGCTTCAATTAATGCGTCATTGCCTGCCTGTGTTGAGCTGATCTTAAATGTCGCGTTTATTGCTGAATCGCCATCGAGTGACATCTCCATGCTGCGCCCAATTCTGCGTGTGCGATCATGCTCTAAATTGAGAAAAACTTGCTGTGGCTCGATTGAGCCTTTGGCAAATACGACTTTGCCTGTTGATGCGTTTGCAGGCTCATCAAATGCAACGATGCGGCCTGAGATCGTGCGCGATTCTGAATCGGCTGCAGTGATCGTGATTGGTGTTGTTAGCTTCATCCGATGATGTCCTCTTCTTCTCTGATTTCTTCAATTGTCATTGCGCCAATGCGATTCAGGATTTCGTACACTTGCGCTCTTTCGAGTGGATTGCCGCGCAAGAAATCGTCCAAATCAAAACGCACATATTCTGAGGCTGGGGTGAAATCCGTAAGTGAGAGCCTCTGTTCAATGATTGTGAGGATCGGACGAATTGAGAAATCGATGAGGTCACGCCTCTGATTTACAGCGTTGGAATAGGTCGTGCTCGATGGATCAGCTGATGCGAACCATGCCGGTAATCCGATCGCTCTGCAAAGCTCCAAAGCCAAATACTGTCTTGCTTCATTCATCTGCAATTGCTTAGGATCGAATCCGACAGTCTCCAGTGATACATCTGCATTGAGCACTGTGACTGACTTCGATGTGCGATTTAAGAATGTTTCTTTGAGAGCTTGCAATCTTTCCTTTGGCAAGTTTGTGCCATTTGTTTTGACAACCATTTGTGGCGCAGGATTCAATGCGAAATCATAAGCTGCGCGCTCCAAAGCATGTGCAGCTCTTACTGTGCGGCCTGCGCGATTAAGCAATCCTTCTTGCATGTTGCCAAAGACCACAAGCTGCTCAGGCGCAATTGTAATTCCATCGACTGTGTAGCTTTCGATCTGTGTGCCGTTGGCATTTGTAAAGACGCCGACGCGCTCAGGCGCGACGCGCTCCATCGCTTGAATGCGTCCGGTGTCTGCATATCGTTGGGTGACGACTGCATAAGCCGCTGGACGGAATAGCAAATCCTCAGCGATCCATGCCCAAAATTCTGCGCCAGTGATTCGTGGATCAGGCTGATTGATCACGCGAGCTGATGAGACTGTCTCTCTTGTGGATTTGTTCTTTGTCTCCAATGGCAGTGATGCCACAGTGGAGCAAATGATTCCGCGAGCGCGTGCAATTACTGGCACGCCCATCGCCTCAGATCGTGATGCTGATTGAATGCCGCCGAAATATGGCGCACCGATTGAATCGAGTGAATTGACCGGAGCCAATGACGCATCGACGATGTTATCTATCGGCTTAGCTGCAGTGAATCGATCGAATAATCCCATGCGCTAATTTTGCCCCAGCGTTACAATCAAAAGACCATGATGTCAAGATCCGTCTCTTGGCGTGTCGCGAAATGCGTGACCAGCGCACATGCAACCGTCGCGCAGACAGTGCTCTGTGATGCCCGTCGTCCGATAGTCCATCCACCATCCCCAAATTTCAGCTTGGCCGCTGACAAGACTTGCTTGGTCAATTCGGGTTGATTGATGTGTCTGAGTCTCTTTGATGTGACCGCTCCTAGAAATTCATCGCACGCTTGCCCATAAAGCGCGCCATCGATGTCAATGATAGGGATGCCAGCTGGCACAAGGCGAGACGCCACGGCCGAGCTTGTTCTCTTGCTGAAAGCTACGACCTCGACTGGCATTGATTGATAATAATCCGCCACATCATTTGCAATGGCCTTGTCATCGAGCGAGATTGGATTGTGCCATGTGTGCAGTAGCTTGACGACGAATTGATCATCATCGATGCGCTGAGCTGCGACCAAAGCTGCATCGCGTCTATCCGGTGAACAATCGAGTCCAAGCCAGACAGTTTTCTCCAAGTCTAAATCTAAATCATCGGTCGCACATTCTGCCCATTCTCCAGCTGGAATCGCCGAATCGATCGTCTGTACCCAGCGGCACAAGACTTCGGTGCGGACAACATCAGGCGGATCATTCATCACAGCTCTCAAGTTGTCGATGTGAACTGTGTGGCCAAGTGCAGGATTTGCCATCGCTGCCCCTGCCCAAAATTTAGGGGAATCGTCGATCAAGTCATAATCACTCGACCACTCGAAATATCCAATGTCATCGGCCGCACCGGACGCGGCAGCAAGGCCACGCTCTCGGAGCTGATTGAGCACCAAGCTGTGTTGATCGCCAGCATTGCTATAGCTCCACAGCTGAGGATTTTCGGCGGCCATCATCGTGTATCGCAGCGACGCCCATGTGGATTCGTCTTTGAGCTCTCGGGTCTCATCGATGTGGACAGTCGATGGCTTCGAGATACCACGCGCAGCTGATGCGCCAGCTTTGACCATGTACCGATTGCCGGACAAAGTCTCAATCTCCTCAGATCCATGAGCCCAGCGGATGCGCTTGACTTGCTTTGCCAGCCCGTCATTGCTCTCGATCGCCTGCACAAGATCCCTGAATGTCTCAAGCGATGTTGTCAATCGATGAGCTGTGCCGATTTGCAAGCCTTGATTCCACTCAAATAATCCCATGAGGATTCGTTGCTTCATGAATGTTGTCTTGCCTTGCTGACGAGCCACGACAAGCTGCACCAATGGATGCAACCATCTGCCGTCAGGCTTGACACGATGCGACTCAAGTGCAAGCCATTCTTGCCACGGCAGCAACGGGAATCCGATCGAATTGCTGAAATCGATTAGCTCTTGGCCACGCGTAGGCAGCTCGGGATGCAGCTTTGAGTGGATTCTCGGCATCGGGTTGCCATAAAGCTTCTCAGGCGTGGTCTCTACAGGCTCTGTGAGCCGATCTGAGCCATCTTGAACCAGTCTGAGCCTTCTTGTGCCTTCTTGATCCATTTCAATGCCTTCTTGAGTCGTTTGGTGGTGAATTAAAACCTC